CTGTAGATGATAATACAGTAACTATTCTTCAAAATACAAGAGGAATCAATAATTCTACTCCAACGATTATTCCAGTCGAAAATAACAATGGGGTTGGTATCAGTAACGTAGAATTTGATGAATCGACTAAAGAAGTTACTGTAAGATTATCAAGTGGATTCTCTTCATTAAATGACTTCCCATTTGAAGTTGGTAGTAGAGTTTTTGTAGAAAATATTAGTGTAGGAATAAATTCAACTTCTAAAGGATTCAACTCCAAAAATTATGGATATAAATTATTTACTCTCACTTCTGTAACTCCAAACATTGGAGGCATTGGAACGGTTTCATACAATCTCACTGAAGATTTAAATGCTGGAGAAAACCCAGGAAGAGCAGATCTTATTAGATCTTCTGGAATAATCACTCCTGAAAAATATTTCCCAATATTTGATATTGATCTGGTTACAAAAGATTTTATTCCAGGTGAAGATATTGTTTCTGGAACTAAAACTGGCACTATCCAAAGTTGGGATAGAACCACGAAAACCCTTAGAATTCTATCTCAAGACACATTTAAAGTTGGGGATAGTATCAGAGGATTATCTTCGGATTCTTTAGCAATAAGTTCTAAAGTTACATCCTATGAAACGTACTTTAACGTTGATGCAAAAACACAAATATTTGAGGGTAATCGGACTATTTCTGGATTCTTAAATAATAATCTTCAGAGAGTTCAGGATAACGACTATTATCAAAACTTCTCATATTCAATAAAATCAAGGATTCCATTTGCGGAATGGGATGACATTGTTTCAAGTAATAATCATTCTATTGGATTTAAAAAGTTTGGAGACCTTCAAATCGAATCTAGGAATGATGAGCAACCAGCTAATATTGGTTTGACAACAGCACTTACTGATTTGACTATTGATTATGGTATTGATGAATATGTTGATATGAATTGTGTTTATGACTTTGACTTGGGTAGAGAAAATAATATAAACTTTGACCAAACATCAGTATTATCAGATGAAATTGTTTTTAAGAGTAAAGTGCTTTCTGACTTTAGCGAATCAGTTGGGAATAGGGTTGTCTCTATAGATGATGTAAGTCCTTTATTTAACAATACTCCAAGACCAACCGCATTTGTCGCTTTAGATACATTTAATTTGACAGACTTTAGAAGTAAAAAATATTTTATATATCTAAAGGATACTAGATTTGTAAAAGAGAGACAGTTTGAAATCGTATCACTGATTCACGATAGTGCTTCAAACGGATATCTTAATCAATATGCAAAGACAGACACTGTAAACGATCTTGGATCTTTTGACTTTACAATTTCGGGTTCTGTAGGAGAATTTAGATTCTTCCCAATAAAATCTAGAGTTAATGATTTTGATGTATGTGCATTATCATTCAACTTGGACGACAATCTACTTGGGGTTGGGACAACCTCTATAGGAGAGTCCATTATTCAAAGTAGTAGTGTTTCGGTTCCATCTACGCCTACTAATATTGTAAGCGTTGGGAATACATATCACTCATTAAAGGTTTTAGTAACCATAGCGCCTGATGTTGAGAATGTATCATTCGGGTCTACTGCAATATTCAACTCTAGAGAATTTGAGTATCAAGAATTGAATATTTGTCACGATGGAACTGATGTTTCATTAATGGAATTTGGTAGACTATCAACATCTATTGGTGAAGTTTCTGCTGCTGGATTTGGAACTTATAATGCATATCTTGATGGTAGTAATCTCAAAGTAGACTTCCATCCAGAGGTTGGTATTGGAACAACTTCAGTTGTTAATACTATTGTTGTTGGACTCTCCACTGCCTCTTCTGGAATATCAACCGTAGATATGAAGCACGCTAGATTGGAATCTAGAATAACTCAAATCTCTTCTTCTGGATCTCCAACTGAAAATGTCATTGGTCTATATCCAAGTCACATTTCTCAAGAAGTCGATAGATATGATTCATCATACTGTCTGATTCAACTTCACGATACTACTAATGATAGATATGAGTTCTTAGAACACATAGTTGTTGATGACCATGTTGAAGGTGTATTAAGTAATCAAACTTTTGATAATGAATTTGGAAATGTCAGAACTCATAGTGGTCTTGGTACTTTTGGAAGTAGAATAATTACAGACGGAGTTGGTATTGCAGCAACAACAGAAATTCTCTTTACTCCAGAGCCCAACATCAATGTAAACGTTCATGTTTACATGAACGCGCTAAGAGTTGAAGATGATACTAAAGATTTTATAAACTTCAACAATGGAACATATTCCACATCATTCACAAAGTATACAGGCACTGATAGAGATGTTAGGAGATCTTTCCCAATAAAACATGTCTTTAGTCCGGTTTTTGAAAAAGTATTTGATGGAAGCGATTCATCTATTGTGAAAATCGTTGGAGATACAATCACCATTCCCGACCACTTCTTTGTTACTGGTGAAAGAGTTACTTATAACTCCGCTGGATTATCAACAACTGATAAAATAGGAATTGCATTAACTACATTCTCTGAGACTGGAGTTACAACAAGTTTCATTCCAGACGAAGGATTATTTGTTGTTAAAATTGATGATGAGACTATTCAACTAGCAACAAGTGCTGAAGATGCACTTAAAGTAGTTCCTAATATATTGGAGTTTACTTCGGTTGGAGTTGGTAACTCTCACAAGTTTATGGCAACTAATCAAAATCCAAAAGTCCTGATAGCACTTGATAATATCATTCAATCACCAGTTGTTTCAACTTCTAGCACAACAACTTTGATTCAAAGTGTAGTGACAACAGATGACCTCATAAGACTTAGTAGTTTAGATGGAATCACTGGTGGAGATTTGCTTAAGATTGATAATGAAATCGTCAAGATTGAAGGGATAGGAGTAGGTGCTACTAATCTCGTAAGAGTACGTAGATCTTGGATGGGTACACCTCTATCTGGATTTTCTACTGGTGCTTTGGTCACAAAGATCATTGGCAACTACAATATTGTCAATAATACACTTAATTTTGCAGATGCTCCTTTTGGTAATGCATTAGCAGCAGGTGATGCTCAGAGTAGTTTCCAAGGAAGAGTTTTTACAAGAAGTGGAGTCCCCCAAAGTTCAAATGAACCGTACTATAAGAATGTTGTTATTGACGATATATCAAAACAGTTTGATGGTGTTAAAAATAACTTTACTATTAAATCTCAAAATGCAAATATCTCGGGTATTGCAAATGAGGGAATACTTGCACTTGTTAACGACATATTCCAAACAGTCGGTAATGAAAATAATTATGAACTCATAGAGTCTTCGGGTATCACTACAGTATCCTTTGTCGGAACTGCAAGAGATCTAACAAGAGATGTTGGAATATCAACTCTACCTAGAGGTGGTATGATTCTTTCCGTTGGATCTACTACAGGATTTGGATATCAACCTCTCATAAGTGCTGGCGGAACTGCAGTAGTCTCTGGTCTTGGAACAATATCTTCTGTTTCTATAGGAAATAGTGGTTCTGGTTACAGAGTCGGTGTTCAAACAGTTAATGTAAGTGTTGGCACATCTTCTTTAGGAAGCGGTAATTTCGTTTCAATAGGAACTGCTATTGTCAATAACAATGGAAATGTTGTTAGTATTGCCATTACAAATCCAGGAGTAGGGTATACTCAAACAAATCCACCATTTGTTGTTATTGACGATCCGCTTTCATATTCAGGAATTGCTTTAACTTATAGTTCTGCTTCAACAGGAATAGGAAGTGGTGTTGGTGCTGTTGCTGATATTGTTGTTGGTCAAGGATCTAGTGTTATTAGCTTTAAGTTAAAAAATACCGGATATGGATATCAAGAAGGTGAAATATTAACAGTTCCTACTGGTGGTATCTCTGGAATACTTACTACTCCACAGTTTAGTGGAGATGAATTCCAAATCTCTATTAATAAAGTACATTATGATGAGTTCACAGGATGGTCTGTTGGTGTTCTTGATAACTTTGATGATATAAGTGAATATCCAGATGGTAAGAGATTAGATTTCCCACTCATTAAGGCTGGAAATCTTGTTTCCATTAATAAGAAGAAAGGTTCAAATATTGACCTTGATCAAGTTCTGATTGTGTTCATTAATAACATTCTCCAGGTTCCTGGAGACTCTTATAGATTCCCTGGTGGATCGAGAATCATATTCAGTGAACCACCAAGAATAGGTGATGATATAAAAATTATCTTCTACAAGGGAAGTGGAGATGATTTGGATGTTATTGATAGAGAGGTAATTGAATCCCTGAAGATAGGTGATGAAGTTACTTTAAATTATGATCCAGGACAAAATCAAAGTACATTACTTCAGCAAAATGCAAGAACAGTTAATACAACTGTTTCTATTGATGCAGTCAAAACAAACCCATACTTCGGACCAGGTTTGACTGATGATCAAGAGTTAGAAAGACCAATTACATGGTGTAGACAAACTGCAGATAAACTTATAAATGGTCAAGAGGTCACAAAAGATAGAGAACTATATGAACCAGTAGTTAGTCCTATCGCTAATATTATTAGTCAGGTTGGAATCACAACCGAAATAATCTATGTCGATAGATTGAGACCATTGTTTGATAGTTTTGTCGAGAATCCTGATATTAATATTCGCAGAGGTATTCAAAATAAAGTTACGATCATTCCTACACAAGTAACAGTCGGAGCTTCTGCCACTGCGATTGTTTCTGCTGCAGGAACTATCAGTTCTATAGTTGTAAATAATGGTGGAGTTGGTTATTCTACAACCCCTGGTGTGAGCATAGCGAGCACTGTTGGTGTAGGAATAGGCACAATCACCACAGCACTTGCTACAGCAACGATTAGTGTCGGTGGGACCGTATCTCAAATAAGTGTTACTAATGGTGGTATTGGATATACCACCCCCCCATCAGTTATTATTGGTGAACCAACTTTAACAACAGAAGAAAATGATGTTGTTTCTTTCATTGGAGACTCTGGTATTGTAGTTGGATTTGGCACACAATTTGTTGGTGCTGGAACCACACAAATGATCTTCGATTTACATATCCCATATGATTCAAAACTTAGAGATGTAAATGTTGTTGGAACTGCTGTTACTCTTAGTGGATTAACTGCAGGGGACTATTTTACAATCACGAATTCAAATATCGGTTCTGCAACCACAAATATTACATCTATATCTAATGATAACTCTACAGTCATTGGAATAAGCAAAGAACATCTCGATGGTGTTTATGTTGCAAATTCTGTTCAATACATAAGTAAGAGTGTTGCTGGAGTTTCAACTCAAGTAACACGAGTTATCGTAAATACCACAAGTCATCCTACAGGAGCAGGAATAACCGTAGGTGTTACAACAGCACCATTCATCGGCAATTTCTCTTGGGGTAAAGTTACTCTTACTGGAAGAAGTAAGAACTTGACATATCCTGCACAAACCATGTCAGGGATAGGAACTGATAATAATACCGGCATATCGACCTCTACAAAACTTGTTAGAACTAGATACATCAGATTTAAAAATTCTTCTAACTATACCTAATAAATAAAGGAAAAAGTCTATAAAAATGGCTGCAATCATAACTGATCAGATAAGAATATTAAACGCAAAGAATTTTGTTGCAGGAATTGCTAATGCCAACAATTCCTACTATTCTTTTGTTGGACTGCCAAATCCTCTTGAGTACTCTTCTACTTGGAATCAAGATCCTCCATCACCAAAAGATAATTTTGATCAGGAAAATGATTATTGGGATAGTATGATTGCTATGAAAAGAATAAACACCACTGATGTGCGACAAGTGGTCCCCAAAAGAGTTTGGTCTTCGGGAAATTCTTATGATATGTATAGGCATGATTATAGTAGGTCAAATACTGCTCCTGTATCTGGTTCAACAAACTTATATTCATCTACCTTCTATGTCATTAACAGTGATTTTAGAGTTTATCTATGTCTTCAGAATGGATCCAATCCAGAAACTCCAAACGGTAGACCATCCCTGGATGAACCCACTTTTATTGATCTAGAACCAAGATCCGCAGGAACAAGTGGCGATGGTTACATTTGGAAATACTTATATACGATCAAACCGTCAGATATTATTAAATTTGATTCAACAGAATTTATGCCAGTTCCCCAAAATTGGGAAACTGATAATGATGTCTCACTAGTTAGAGATAACTCTGTAGATGGATCAATCAAAATCATAACTGTTAAAAATCGCGGTGTTGGATTAGGAACTGCTAACGTAACTTATAGTAATGTTCCAATCGAAGGTGATGGGACTGGGGCAGAATGCTCTATAACAATTGATGGAGATTCCAGAGTAGAATCTGTATCAGTATCTGCTCAGGGTTCAGGTTATACTTTTGGAACAGTAAACTTTACCGCTGCAGGCATTCCAGAAGGAACAACTAGACCACAGTTTGATGTAATTGTTCCTCCACAAGGTGGTCATGGATCAGATATCTATAGAGAACTGGGAGCATATAATGTTCTAATGTATTCTAGAATTGAAAGTGATAATGAAAATCCAGATTTTATTACAGGAAATCAATTTGCTAGAATAGGTATTGTACAAAATCCACAATCTGCAGGTGGATCAGTTTTAACCTCAGATAAAGCAAGTGCGGTCAGTGCATTAAAACTCACTGGAATCGGATATAGTGAAGCGATATTTGATGTTGACTCTGAAGTAACTCAACTAGTCGGAACCGGAAAAACCTCTGTCGGTAGAGTTATAAATTACGATCAAAACACAGGAGTTTTAAAACTTTGGCAAAATAGAAATAATCATGGTTTTGATGTTAACGGAAATAGAGAAGTAAATCCAGAGTATGGATTTGAATTGAATGAATTTACTGGAAGTCCAGAAACTGGGGGTAATGTTTCTATTATTCCTACTGTAGGACTTCAACTGTCAATTGATCAGGCATTTAACGACAACAAAACCACGATAAATAATCGTACATATTATCTTGGAATGAATTTTAGTAGTGGTGTTGCTGCTCCAGAGGTGAAGCAACATTCTGGTAACATCATTTATGTAGATAATAGACCCGCTATTACGCGCTCGTCGAATCAAAAGGAAGACATAAAAGTTATTTTGCAGTTCTAAAAAATTATGCCACAGCAAACGAATCTAAATGTAGCGCCATATTTTGACGATTTTGATCCGACGAACGAGTATCAAAAAGTATTATTTAAGCCTGGATATCCAGTTCAGGCTAGAGAACTTACTACATTACAATCTATTCTACAGAACCAAGTTGAAAAGTTTGGTCAACACTTTTTTAAAGAAGGTGCCAAGGTCATTCCAGGAAATACTGGATATTCGCAGTTATATTACGCAGTACAATTATCAAGCACCTTTCAAGGAGTTCCTGTTGAAGCGTATGCAAGTCAACTAATAGGATCTACAATCACAGGACAAACCTCTGGAGTAACTGCAACGGTTGATAATGTATTATTCTCTACTGACTCTGAGAGAGGAAATCTGACACTTTATGTGGCATATGTAGGATCATCTACAGCAGACAATACAACACAAACTTTCTTTGATGGTGAAGAGTTAACTTCTAATCAGATTATATCTTCTGGACTCTTTGGCAACTCAACTATTGAACCCGGCACTCCATTTGCAACTACCATCATAAATGGTGCTGCTGCAACAGGTTCTGTTTTCCAGATTGATTCTGGCGTGTACTTTATTCGTGGACATTTTATCAATGTTAATAAAGAATCATTGATCTTAGATCAATATAGTAATACTCCAAGTTACAGAGTTGGACTGTTTGTAAATGAAGAAATTGTCAATTCTAATGCAGACGAATCATTAAATGATAATTCTCAAGGATTTAACAACTACGGAGCACCAGGTGCTGACAGATTACGGATGTCGGTTGGTTTATTTAAAAAATCACTTACCGATATAAATGATGATAACTTTATTGAATTAGCGACAATCGAAAATGGTAATTTAAAGACATCTCAGACTAGGAGAGGTAGTGCTGCCAGAGGAAACGGCGGCGTATTCTATGATGATCTTACAGATGTTCTTGCAAGAAGAACTTATGATGAAAGTGGTCACTATATTATTAAACCTTTCAATGTTTCTATTGTTAACTCACTTAATAATAACCGAGGTAATCAAGGAGTATTTCAAGCGGGACAGTTTACTTATAGTGGTGGAACACCCTCAAATGATTTAGCATTATGTAGAATATCTCCAGGTAAAGCGTATGTGCGAGGATATGAAATAGAAACTGTCGCACCAACTTTTATTGATGTACCTAAACCAAGAACTACAAAGACAGTTGAAGATCAGTTCATAGAATATAATACTGGTCCAACTTTAAAGTTAAATAGCGTCTTTAGAACTCCAACAGTTGGTGTTGGAAACACCTTCGTTGTTAGTCTTAGAAGTGACAGAGTTGGTTCTGATCCAGAAGTCGCATCAGGGAAAGAAGTAGGATTAGCTAGAATATTTGATTTTAGATTGGAGTCTGGTTCTTATGATTCTTCATTGCCAGATACTAACCAGTGGGGAATATCCTTGTTTGATGTTCAACCATTTACAGAAATTGCAGTTAATCAAAATATAACATTATCAACCCCAGCATATGTTGAGGGTGATAGTAGTGGCGCAACAGCATTCTTAAGAAGCTTTGTAAATGTTGGCACAGCAATAACAGTTTATGATAAAAAAGGTGAGTTTTTAAAAGATGAAAAACTTATTTTTAGAAGTGGAACCTCAAATGATAAAATCACTGAAAGTAGAGTCGCTGTAGCAATTACTTCGCGTAGCATATCTGATGCAAAGTCTTTGTTTGGTGATTTTGGTGTTGGTGCATCTGCCTCTGGGGATAACAGAGTTGGAATTAATACTTTTAGTGCGAATGTCGTTCAATCATCTTTATCCAATGTGGGTATTGTGACGATCACCGCTACAAGTGGTGGAAATAGTGTAGTAAGAGGAACAAGTCCCGCCATCCCTGGCATATTCAAGGAGGGCAATCTTGTAAGATTTACTCAAACTAGCAGCACTAGTGATGACAAAGTTTTAGCAAAAGTTTCCGGAGTTGGAACAGATAGTATTACAATTAGTCAAGGTATTAGTGTTCCCGGAATATGTGATAGATTAAATTTGAGTGTATTGACAACAATTACTGATTTTGAACTCGTAACAACTAATCTAGATACATCATCTGATAACACATTATACACTAGATTCCCGAAAGAACATATTGCTACTGTCGATCTAACCGATGCGACTCTTACAATTAGAAAAACTTTTACTGTTAGTATTAATAACGGACAGTTATCTGCGGTGAGTATATCAGATACGACATTACCTGAAGGAGAAGTTTATCTGCCATTCACAAGCACCAGATATTCGCTTATCAGATCTAATGGAGTTACTGAACCTCTGACAAGAGATAAGATTGCATTTGCATCTGATGGAAAAGTCATAAGAATAAGAAATTTAGGAGCAAATGATACCGGTGCAAAACTAATTGTTACTGTATCCAAATCTAATGTAAAATCTAAGAAAAAATTAGTTAATGCTGCAAAAAGTTTAGTTGTAAATAAATCAACTAATCCAGCATCCGGAATCGGTGCAACAACTATAAATGATGGATTAGATTATGGAAATTATGCTTTTGGAACAAGAGTCCAGGATAAGATAATCTCATTAAACACTCCGGATATTATTGAAATCCATGGAATTTACGAGTCTTCTGATCCTACTTTGGGTGATACTTCTTTTGGGGCACCACAAATGTCAATCACCCAGATGAATGGTGTATCTGGAACGACTGCTGATGTCACGCTTGGAGAACTTATTGTTGGACAAAGTAGTGGTGCAGCTGCTACGTATGGAGAATTTGTAGATAATACTAATATTCGTTATCTTTCAAAAAATAATTTTGGATTTGTTGAGGGAGAAACCGTAATCTTCCAAGAAACTGGAATACAAGGTGTGGTTAGTGAATTAACTACAACCTCTTTTGATTTGACAACTCACTATACCTTTAATGCCGGACAGAAAGACACCTTCTTTGATTTTGGAGCATTAAGAAGAAAAGATGGTTTTGATTCTCCAACTAATAAGATTAAGATTTATTTTAAGAGTGCATCTTTTGATTCGACAGATGATGGAGATATTGTAACAGTGGAATCTTATAATGATTTCAACTACTCTACAGAAGTTAAGGGTATAAAAGGAGTTTTAAATACAGATTTGATTGATCTTAGACCAAGAGTCAGTGACCACTCTGTGTCAGAAAATTCTAGATCTCCACTGGAGTTTTTGGGAAGAAGTTTCAACTCTGTTGGAAGTTCGATTCCAAATATTCTAGCATCCAATGAAAACGTCTTTTTAGATTATTCATATTTTCAGTCAAGAATAGATAGACTTTTCTTACATAAAGATGGAAAGTTCCAGTTCAAGTTTGGAACACCATCTGATGATCCAGCAAGATCTAGACCGGAACCGGTTGATAATGCGATAGAGATTGCAGAGATTACATATCCACCATATCTTCATAATGTAGAGCAGGCATCTATCAAATTTCTGAAATACAAAAGATTTCAGATGAAGGATATTAAGAAACTGGAGGATAGAATTAAGAATCTTGAATATTACACTCAACTATCTCTACTTGAAACCAATACGGCAAATATGTTAGTATTGGATGAAAATGGAACAAATAGATTTAAGTCTGGATTTTTTGTTGATAACTTCACCTCATTTAAAACTCAAGAAACTGGAATAGAGAAGAAAAACTCTATAGATCAAATCCATAAGCATTTGAGAGCAAAACATTTTACAACTTCAGTTGATCTACAAACTGGACCAGTTGTTAACGTAGATGAAAATGAAGACAAGAGAACGTCTCCAATTGAAGGTATTAATGTAAGAAAGCAGAGTGATATTATTAGTTTGGAACATTCTGAAGAAGTATACATTGAACAGAGTTTTGCAACAAGAACTGAGAGTGTTACACCTTTCTTGATTAGTTTCTGGCAGGGAACTATTACACTAACCCCATCCTCAGATACTTGGATTGATCAGACTAGAATATCTGCTAAAACCATTGATACTATGGGAAATTATGCTATGGCATTGGCTGCTGCAGAGGAACAATTTGGTATTGATCCACAAACAGGATTCTCCGGAGAAGTATGGAATTCTTGGGAGAATGATTGGTCTGGAACATATACTTATGAGATTGAGTCAGTTCAAAGAAATGAGTACTCAGAAGTAACTTTTGGACGTGGAGGATGGATTAATGGAGATCCATCTTCAAGTCCAGCACAGTGGGTTAGACAGTCCTCTAATCAAGTTGTCGAAGATGATGAGCAACATACTATAGAATCTAGAGAGAAAAATAGAACAGGTATTCAACACTATATTGTCGAAGAATTTGAAAATGTAAGTGTTGGTGATAAGGTTGTTAGCACTGAGGTAGTAAAGTCTGTTCGTTCTAGAAACATTGAGTTCTACGCCACTAACTTAAAACCAAGCACTAGAATTTATGCGTTCTTTGATGGTAGAGATGTCACTGATTTCTGTGTTCCCAAACTCCTTGAAATTAGAATGACATCGGGAACTTTTGAAGTTGGCGAAAGAGTTGTAGGTACAACTTCTTCAACAACAATTGCAGATTCTGAACGCTCTATAAGATTTAGAGTAGCACAATCTAATCATAGAAGAGGTGATTATAATGCACCAAATGAAATATATTCTGACAATCCTTATGTGCCTGGTGGTTTAATACCTGCTAACTATTCATCAACTTCTACAACACTCAATGTTGATACGTATTCACTTTCAAATCAACCACAAGGTGAGTATTATGGATATGTAACAACAGGTATGACTTTAAAAGGAGTCAGAAGCGGTGCCACTGCAGAAGTTGTAAATGTAAGATTAATATCCGATAATTCCTCAGCACTTGGTGGAAGTTTTTATATTCCCGAATCTCGCAATAGGGATAATCCCACGTTTGAAACTGGAACAAATGTATTTACCTTGACAAATAATCCAGATAATGATCAGAACGCTGCTACCACGGTCGCAGAGGAAGCATATGCCACTTCTGGACTTTTGGAGACTCTGCAGGATCAAATACTTTCAATTAGAAATGCTAGAGTAGAATCCAAGAAACTCTTCCAGAGTGAAGTAATTAACAGAACTATTGGAACAGAAATAGTTGCATCTAGAAATATTGGTGAAGCGGATGTTAGTGAAGAAATTACTGGATATTATGATCCATTGGCACAATCATTTGAAGTTAAGGATGCCACAGGAGTATTTGTTACTAAGTGTGATATATTCTTTAGAACCAAGGATGATGGAAATACTCCTATAAGATTCCAAATTAGAACCATGAAGAATGGTTTCCCTACTGCAAAATATTTTGATCTTTCTGAAGTTATTCTGTATCCAGAAGATGTTATTACATCAACTGATGGATCTGTAGCGACAACATTTGAATTTGCAGCGCCGGTATATCTTGAGGGTGGAAATGAGTATGCAATATGTTTGATTTCAAACTCAACAAAATATAGTGTTTACATTTCAAGAGTTGGAGAAAATGATATTCTCTCAGATACCTTCATATCAAATCAACCAACACTAGGATCTCTGTTTAAATCTCAAAACGCATCAACATGGGAAGCAAGTCAATGGGAAGACTTAAAGTTTACCATGTATAGAGCAGAGTTTGTTGAATCTGGATCTATCGACCTTTACAGCCCAGAGTTATCTGAGGGTAACAAGCAGGTTGCTACTTTATTGAACAATCCTTTAAACGTAATATCTAATCAAATTCGTGTTGGTCTAGGAACGACTCTCGCGGACAATAGATATGAACTTGGTAATACATTCTTCCAGACAGGAAGTGATGCTACAGGAGATTTGGTTGGTGTTGCAGCAAGTGCTACAGGAACTCTATCGATAACAAATCCAGGTATTGGATATACTCCTGCAGATGGATCCTTTACTTTCTCAGATGTAAATCTTACTACAGTTACGGGTGATGGTTCTGGTGCAACTGCTGAAGTTAGCATAGCAGATGGTGTTGCGGTAGCAGCAACAATCACAGGAAATGGTGGAAATGGATATCAAGTTGGTGATGTTGTTTCCATCAGTGAGATTGGTGAGGCTAGTATTGGAAGAAATGCTAGATTTACTTTAACATCAATAGGACATACATCACAATTACTTCTCGATAATGTTCAAGGAGAATTTATTACCGGTGCAGCAGGAACTATTAGTTTCTTTGATGCTAATAGTGTAGCAAGAGAACTCAATAGTGGAACATTTAATGGAACTGCTTTTGGTGGTGATGTTACCATACCTTCTACAGGAATAACAAGTGTAAGTGATGGTTTACATATTAAGGTAAATCATAAAAATCATGGAATGTATTTTGCTGATAACTTTGTTAGAATCTCTGGTGTCTTGCCAGATGTCAAACCCGTTAAGTTAACTGCACCTTACAGTGTATCATCTACAGATCCAATTCAAGTATCTGACGGATCAATCTTTAGTACATTTGAAAACGTCGGAATAGGAACAACTAATACTGGGTTATTGTTGATAGGAGATGAAGTTATTGAATATACTAGTACGACTAGTTCCTCTGTTGGTGGTAATATCACAAGGGGTATCAATAATACTCTGATTAGATCATATCCTATTGATACTCCCGTCTATAAGTATGAACTTGGTGGTGTTAACTTATCAAGAATCAATAAAACTCATGATTTACAAGATGCTTCTATCTCCGACCCCATTTCCTTAGATTCATATCATATTAAGTTGGATATGAGTCAAAGATATGGATCTTTAGGTATAAACAATAATGCAGATAGATCTACTGGACAATCGTTCCCTAAACTCTCTATTGGTGGTAGTAAATCTACAGGTGGAGAAACAGTTAGTGCAACTCAGAACATACCATTTGAGATGATCAAACCATCCATCCACAATATTGCTGTTGAAGGAACTTCTATCTCTGGTCAAATTAGAACAATTACATCACAGAGTATAAGTGGCACTGAAATACCATATGTAAACAATGGATTTGAAGATGTAACTCTTAATGCTAATAACTATCTTGATTCCCCAAGAGCAATATTCTCCAAGGTGAATGAAGATAGAAAACTTGACTTCATTGAAGGAAATAAATCTCTTCAGATGAGATTATTCCTTAATACTACTAATACAAAACTCTCTCCACAAATTGAACTACAAAGATGTAATATCATTACAACTTCAAATAGAATTAATAGTGTGATTTCCAATTATGCTACTGATTCGAGAGTAAATGGTGTCGAAAGTGATCCAACAGCATGTCAGTACATTTCAAAGGAAATTGTTATTGAAAATTCAGCAACATCTCTGAAGGTAATGTTAGATGCCCATATTAATGCATCTGCTGATATTAGAGCATTCTACGCAATTAACAATGACTCTGGATCTGAACCAATATTTACACCTTTCCCTGGTCATTTGAATATTGATGCCAGAGGATTTGTGATTGATGAAAAAGATAATGATGGAAGATCAAACAAACTTGTTACTCATTCCAATAAAGATGGATTTGGATATACTGATTGTCACTTCAAGGAATATGCCTTTGAAGTGGATAGACTTCCTACATTTAGAACATATAGAATCAAAATTGTGATGACATCGATAAGTCAAGTTTTTGTTCCTAGAATGAGAGACTTGAGAGTATTAGCATTAGCATAATATGGACATATATACGGTTAAAGGACATAAGGATCTCGCAAGAGATCCTAATACCAACAACATTGTTAATGTAAATAATCTGGAGTATGATCAGTATATGGCAACCAGAGAATCAAAGAACAAAAAGAATGAAAAGATACAGAATATAGAGGATGAGGTTGCTAGTATGAAAAACGACATTAATGACATTAAGTCTTTACTAAAGGAGTTAGTCAATGGATCCAAATGAAATTCAATTAAACAATCTTTCGAAAAGTTTCGAATATACAAAGTATGCCTCTACGATAGATTCTTGTAAAGATATACGTGAACTTCAGAATATTGCGAAGGCATTCTGCAAACTTTATTATAAACAACAAGAAACGATGCAATCTATTGGATTATCTTACGGCGACTAAATAGACTTAGGAAACTTGTGAATAAATGGCAAAACCAGCAAGTAGATCGGAATTAATTGATTACTGTAAGAGGCAATTGGGTGCTCCTGTATTGGAGATTAATGTTGCTGATGAGCAGCTTGATGACTTGGTTGATGATGCCCTCCAGTTATTTCAAGAGCGTGATTATGATGGAACGACAAATACATTCTTGAAGTATAAGATCACTCAAGATGATATTGAT